CGACTTTGAGGTTGGTATTGGCACATACACATCTAGTGGTACTACTCTAGCTCGTACAACGATTCTTCAGTCAAGCAACAGCGACAGTGCGGTTAGCTGGAGTTCCGGCACCAAGACAATCTTTTGCGCCCAGCCAGCAGAGAAGGCTGTGTTCCTTGATGCAAGTGGCAATATCATAGCGGCTAACGGCAGCGCACTCACCGCGCTGAACGCTAGTAACCTTGCCAGCGGCACTGTAGCTAACGCTAGGCTGGACCAGCAGCTTCAAGATGTGGCTGGCCTTGCTGTTACAAACGGTAACTTCATCGTTGGAGACGGCAGCAACTTTGTAGCAGAGTCTGGCGCGACAGCTAGAACCAGCTTGGGCCTTGGTACAGCGGCGGTACTGGATACGGGCATATCCAACACAAACATCCCGAAGTTCACATCAGGTGTGGCGGATGACGACTTTCTTCGTGTTGACGGCACGGCCATTGAAGGTCGATCTGCTGCTGAAGTTCTGTCAGATATTGGCGCACAAGCCAGTCTGACGTTTGGCATATCGAACACCAATGCAGTCAAGATCGACAGCAGTTCGGTTGCTGATGATGAATACGCTAGGTTTACGGCAAGCGGATTAGAAAGCCGATCAACTAGCGAGGTTCTGTCTGACATCGGCGGACAGGCCAGCCTTACTTTCGGCATCAGCAATACCAACGCGGTTAAGATTGATAGTGCATCCGTAGCAGACGATGAGTTTGCACGATTTACTGCAAACGGTCTTGAAAGCCGAAGCGCGTCAGAAGTCAGGTCAGACATTGGCTTAGGAACGGCGGCTGTTGCAGCAACAGGCATCAGCAACACTAATGTTCCTGTGTTCACTAGCGGCGCGGCGGACAACGACTTCTTACGGATTGATGGCACATCTATCGAAGGCCGCTCGGCGTCGGAGGTTTTGTCAGATATTGGTGCAACAACCGCAACAGCGGCAGCGGACGAGGCAACGGCTCTTGCGATTGCGCTGGGGTGATGGAGATTTAGATGGCTAATACATTCAAAGTAATTACACGGGATGTTGCACCTAATGCGTCTGGTACACCAGAGACTTTGTACACAGTGCAAACTGGTAGCACCGTTGTTGTTCTTGGCTTGACGCTTGCCAACGTCCATACATCGCAAGTGACCGGCACGGTGCAGCTTGTCAGCACTACGACACAGACAAGTCAAACGCAGAACACAACGGCGCACATTGTGAAGGACATACCGATACCCGTGGGTTCGACGGTAGAGATCATGGCGGGCAACAAGTTGATACTGAATGTTGGAGACATCATAAAGATAGACGCCTCTGTCGCGGACAAGGTTTCTGTCACCATGAGCTACATGGAGATCACCTAATGCCATACATTGGTCAGCAGACAGCCGACAACTTTCAAAGCACGGTAGCGGTTCAACGATTCAACGGTGACGGCAGCGACACTACGTTCACGCTAACCACCGCCGTGTCATCTGTGCAGGATGTTCTTGTGTCCGTTGACGGTGTGGTGCAAGACACCGCCGCGTACACCATTCCTGACGGCACTACGCTGACATTCACTGCTGCCCCATCTAGTGGCACTGGCAATATCTTTGTGAATTACCTTGCACCGCAAGGCGCAACGATCACACCAGCCGATCAGAACAAGGGCAACTTCAAAGGCGGTGGCCTGTTCCGCACCAACGCACAGTCGTTGACGGCCAACACAACCATCCTTGCAACCGAGAACGCAAACGTGACTGGCCCGTTCACTGTAGCCAGTGGCGTGACCCTGACCGTTGAAAGCGGCGGGACATTGGTGACGCTATGAGTACGTTGAAGGCAGATACCATCCAGAGTACCAGTGGCGGTGCGGCTACGCTGACAAAGCAGCACGCTGCGAAGGCTTGGATTAATTTTAATGGTACAGGGACAATTGCAACAAGAGATAGCTTTAACATATCGTCAATCGCAGACGATGGAACGGGGGATTACATAACCACTGTTACTTCGGCTATGAGTAATAACGATTACAGTATCGTTGGAAATTGCGCTCCGAATTACGGCGTTAAGTTTAGTATCAATCTTCAAATCATGCACGGAAACAATTCTGCTGAAATAGATAATTCTACGTCTGCACAACAAGTTCAAACAGTTGATGTGGGTGAAACTGTATTTGATTCAAAATATATTACGCACAATTTGCAGGGAGACCTCGCATGAGTGAAGTAAAGACAAACAAAATATCCAGCCTTGCGAGTAACAACGACATCACCATCGACCCTGATGGCACGGGCGATGTTGTAGTTGCGTCTGGTCATAAGCTGGGTGTGGGGACGACATCACCAGCGGTTGAAACCCACATTCAAACAGCAAGCGGCAACCCTGAACTTAGAGTCGAAAGCACTGGCGCTAACTATGCGACCATGAGTGTTAAAAACTCAAGCCGTCACTATTCAACACAAATCCGCACAGACCAGTCTAACGCTTATGTCGTGCGTGATGAGACTGCTGGTGCAAACAGATTTTTAATTGACACCAGCGGCAACGTGCTTGCAGGAACGACTAACTCAACTCCGGGTATTGGGAACAACGACGCAGGAATCGTTCTAAACAGTGCTAATTTACTTTGTGTATCTCGTTCAGGAGACACCCCTGTTTCAATAAACCGTAGTTCTTCTGATGGTACTCTGGTGGACTTTAGAGGAGGTGGTGCTGGTGAAGGAAGCATCTCCTTGTCTGGCACGACTGTCAGCTACAACGGCGGCCACCTTTCACGTTGGGCACAAGCCATTGACGGTAATCGCATCGACGGCCTTGTCAAAGGCACAGTGATGACCAACCTCGACCAGATGGCTGAGTGGACGAAAGACGGCGTAACCGAAGACAACGAGCAGCTTAACTGTATGGCCGTGTCATCTGTTGAAGGCGATGCAAACGTGGCTGGTGTGTTCGTCAACTGGGATGATGACGACACCGATTTCACCGCAGATATGAATATCGCAATGACTGGCGATATGGTCATCCGCATTGCAAGCGGCACGACTGTGGCACGAGGCGATTTGCTGATGTCGGCAGGTGACGGCACAGCCAAGCCGCAGGACGATGACATTGTTCGCAGCAAGACGATTGCGAAGGTAACAAGTATCACCAAGTCACATACTTACGATGATGGCACGTATCTTGTACCGTGCGTGTTGATGGCGTGTTAGGAGTAGCATAGATGGCATTCGGTACACTCAAAGCAGATACCCTGACGCACTCGACTGCGGGTTCGGTGGATACGAATTTTGTCGTTAATGGTAGTGCAAAGGCGTGGATGCAAGCTGTTGGTGCAGGTACGAGTTACAACGATAGTTTTAACACAAGTTCTTTGACTGACGTAGGCACTGGAAACATTAGAGTCACTTACACAAACAATATGTCTAGTGATGATTCTGCTTTTACTTTAGGGCATCAGTATCAGTCTTTAAGTGGTTCGTCAGCCTTTGTTGCAAATGCAGGTGCCATGACAACTTCAACACATGAACACTCCCACTATCAGAACGGGGCTTTAGCAGACCCCGTAAAATATAGTGGTGCAATTCACGGAGACCTCGCATGACAGTGACCCCAGAGTTTCAAGGCACACATCTATGGGATAGGCTCTGCTGGGCCAAAGAAAACCTTGATGGTGTGCAGTCAGACTATCGTGTCGTGTATGAAGACAAGGTAGACGAGTGCGCCAAGATACTGGTGCCAGATCCCAACTGGATGGCTTGTGCGCTACAGGGTGGCATCCTGCCGCCGGTAGAGGTGTATTGGGAGCTTGCCAAGGACGAGGCCGAAGAGGGCTTTACCAAGCACACTCGTGGCTACCTGTTGCACAACACCAAGCCTGTCGATGCAATGACCGAAGAACAGGCTATTGAGTATCTGATCATGAAAGACGTGCCGCAATCCGTGTGGCGTGACTATGATAGCGGCAACAAGCCCAAGATGTTAATCTGTCGAAAGGAACAGCTTCCAGCGACTCGTGAGTGGCGCAATGCTTGGAAGATTAGTGAAGATCTAGCCACTGATGAAACTGTAGCCGCATAAGGAGCAACCTGATGGCAACAACATATATCGTAGACAAGGACGGGAACCAGATTGACGCTTCCACGGCTACCGTTCCATCTGACCGTCACTTTCGTGGTGCGTGGTCTCTGTCCGGAAGCGTCATCTCTGAAGACATGACGAAGGCTAAAGAAATCTTCAAGGACAAAATCCGTGAAGTACGCACCCCACTGCTTGCAGCAGAGGACGTGGTATACATGAAGGCACTTGAGGCTGACGATGCGTCTGCCAAGACTGCCTCAGTAGCTAAGAAGACTGCCCTGCGTGATGCACCAGCGGCATCTGCAATCACCAACGCTGCTGACATTGC